TTGTGATTAAGTACGGGCATATTGATAATTGTGGTATAACTAATGAACAAATGAGTTTGTTAAACTTTGATGACTATTTTCAATGTTACCAACAATACGATAAAATAGAGCAATACTACACAAAGCATAATAGTAGTATATGGCAAATGTTTGAGGACTCGCCACAATGGGTACATGACTTAGCAAAAAAGATACCTCAAGATTTTGACCATCATGTTGTAAGTGTAATTAATATTTGTCCAGGACAAACAATTCCACATCATGTAGATAAACATTTTAAATTAAAAGAGGAGTTTGGCGAGGGCGAAAGTTATCGTTACTTAATTTTTTTAGAGGACTGGAAACGTGGACATTATTACGAAGTACACGATCAGCCTTTTGTAAAATGGAAAAGAGGAGACTGGGTAAAATTTGGAATAGACGATTGGCATTTAGCAGGTAACATGGGAGATGAACCTTTTTATTCAGCACAGGTTACAGTATTAAAAAATGATTAGAGGACATATAGATCTTTCCTGGTTAGATGAAAGAGAACTTTACATAACAAAATTTGTAGAGGAAACAAATAGTATTTGGTCTGGTGGGTATTGGAAAGACAATAATATGCCTGTGCCAGATTATCCTACAGATGGCCCTATAGTTTTACAAACATATGATGAGTTTGCACCAAGATGGGCACACAAAATTAAAGAGTTGTTTACATTTGTAGAACATTCTATGGTTACTGTAAACTGTATTAAGCCTGGAAGATTTACAGGACCTCATACAGATAAATTTTTTAGATTATATGATTTGGCAAAACAAAATAATTGGGATATTAAAAATAAAGAACCTGTAAGAGTAAATGTTTTTTTACAAGATAAAATTATGGGACATTTTTTAGAGATAGAGGATCAGGCTTTTACAGATTATAAAAAAGGCGACTACACATATATTTTAAAAGATCAGGCACATTGTCTTAGTAATGTAAGTAATATTAATAGATACACTTTGCAAGTAACTGGATTTGCAAAAACAGAGGATTTAACATGAGAATATTTATAACAGGAGCAGACGGATTTATAGGGCAACATATGGTTCAAAGATTAAAAGATAATCATGAACTAGGATTTTTAACAGAAGATTTAAGAGACCATGCCAAAGTTGCTATGCAAATTTCTACATTTGATCCTGAAATAATTGTACACTTGGCGGCTAGAACTGAAGTAGAGCAAAGTTTTTATGAGCAAATCACTTTTAGTGATATAAATTATACAGGTACAGTTAATTTAATCGAAATAGCCTCTAAACTTAAAAACTTAAAAAACTTTGTGTTTGCAAGTACAATGGAAGTTTATGGCTGGCAACCAATAAGTGATTTAATTAGAGATGGAAAAGAGGAAGGAATAATTGCATTTAATGAAGCCACTCCACCAAATCCAAATGCCCCCTATGCCGTTGCAAAATATGGATGTGAAAAATATTTAGAGTATGCTCACAGAAGTTATGGATTACCATTTACAGCAATACGTCAAACAAATGCATATGGTAGAAAGGACAATGACTTTTTTGTAACAGAACAAATTATAACACAAATGTTAAAAAACCCAAAAGAGATAAATTTAGGATATGGTGAGCCATATAGAAACTTTATTTACATAGATGATTTATTAGATGCCTGGGAAACAGTAATTAACAATCCAGACAAATGTGCAGGAGAAATATTTTGTATAGGTCCTGATAATGCAATTAAAATAAAGGACTATGTAAAACTTATTGCAGACAAAATAGGCTGGGACGGCCATGTTAATTGGAACACAAAACCAAAACGTCCTGGAGAAATATATTTACTTAACAGCACTAATCATAAAATTACTACCAGACTTGGTTGGTTTCCAAAAGTAGAACTCAGTGATGGATTAGACAATACAATACAATCCTGGAAAAATATTTTGGAAAACAATCTACCTCATAATATAGATAAAAGATTCTCGAAAGGTAAATAATAATCTTATTGACAAAAATAAAATAGATGTTATACTCTATTTTTGGAGGATTATTATGGATTCAATGTTTTTATTTTTTCTACTTTTTATACTTGCAAACTCATATTTTATGTATAAAGCAGGTGAAAGAGCAGGAAAATTCACTGGAATGATAAGTATTACTCAGTTCTTTAAGCAAAAAAATGCTTTAAAAGATAAAAACAGTATATTAGGATTTAAAAATTGGCCTACAGTTATACAATTAATGTATGATTCGCCAGATCCAGAACAACTGTTTGAAGACTGAGACACAGATGCCACGAAAAAAGAAAGAAAGAAGCATATACGTTACCAAAGAGCCTGATTGGAAAACTCTTAGGGAAATTACTGACCCTGAAAAACAAGAAAAAGCATTTCATAGTTGTGAATATTTCGTAAGAACTGAAATATCCAGAAAGAAAATGGTAAATGCGGCCAAACATTGGGTAAAAGAAAAATCAGGATGGACAAAAGAAGAAATTAAAATAATTTTATCTAACCCTGATTGGGCATTTGCGGCATCAGGTATTGCATTGTTTGTAGAATATAAATTAGGATATATGCCTGAAACCACTAGAGGGCATTATGAAAAAAGAAAAGAAGAATGGCTTAAACGTGGCAGACAAACAATACAGGAAAAGCAGGAAAAAGCAGAGCAAAAACCTAAAAAGGTAATTAGCATACAGGAAAGAATGAAGCAACAAGTAGAGTCCTTGTGTGCAGAATGGGAATACAAATTAGATACATTAGTAGACGATAAATTAACACTTAAAGAATTTAAGCCATATGAGGACATGTTAGTTTATCAACCTGAAATAAAAGCCAATCATGCTAAAATTATAAAGGAAGAATTTGAAAAGGAATACAATGAGGCATTAGAAGTTCGGGAATGGAAAGACGATCAAATTAAAGAAGCATACAGTCACATGACTGCTAAAATGAGAAAAGACTTTGTAGCATTTTTTGAAAAAATTAATACTGCATGTGATACAATTATAGAAACTAAAAAGTCAACAAGAAAGGCTCGTAAGCCAAGAGCAAGAAGTAAAGAAACAATCGTTAAAAAATTAAAATATCAAATTAATGACAGCGAACTTGGAGTAGCAAGTATTCATCCTACAGATATAGTAAACTGTAATGAGTTATGGGTGTATAATACTAAAACAAGAAAAATAGGTGTTTATCATGCTTTAAGTAAAGACCCAAGAGGACTTTCTAGACCTAGTGCAGGCCTAATGATAAAAGGAACAACTATACAAGATTTTTGTCCAGAAAGCAGTTTACAAAAAACTTTGCGTAAACCTAAAGAACAAATTTCAAATTGGACAGGCAAAGCCAAAACAAAATTTGCTAAATCGTTTGATGAATTAAAAACAACACCAATTAAAATGAACGGCAGAATAAATGATAACACTATCATTCTTAAAGCATTTTAATACAAAAAACGATAAATAGTAGTATGCCAAAAGATCAGATAGGATATAACAGCCGAGAAGAACTTATAAAAGAGTTACAAGTCCGTCTTGGCGACGGTATTATAGATGTAGAATTAGATAGAGAACACTATGATGTAGCAATAGATAAAGCAATCGCCCTTTACAGACAGTTAAGTGCTGGTAGTGTAGAGGAAAGTGTTATCTTTTTTCAAACAAAAACAGATGTAACTGAATATACCTTACCAGATGAGGTTATGGAAGTTAGGCGCCTTTACAGAAGAGGTATAGGTACCAATAGTGGTGGCGGTACTAACTTTGATCCATTTGATGTTGCATTTAATAATATGTATATGTTACAAGCAGGACAAATAGGAGGTCTTGCTGTTTTTGATGCATTTGCACAATACAAGGAAACAATAGGAAGAATTTTTGGTAGTGAATACAATTTTATATGGAATAGAAATACAAAACAACTTAAAATTTTAAGAAATGTAAGACATGAAGAAGATATTGCAGTTGGTGTTTACATGTTTATTCCAGAGTCTATATTGCTAAAAGATGTATATGCCGCAAACTGGTTATCAGGATACTCATTAGCACTTTCTAAATATACTTTAGGAGAAGCAAGAAGTAAGTATCAATCAGGTTTACCAGGAGCCGGTGGTGCCATACAGTTAAATGGTGAGGCACTTAAAACAGAAGCACAAACTGAAATGCAAAGTTTCAGAGACAGTATTCACAATATGGAAGAGGGCAACATTCCTCTTAATTTCGTTATAGGATAGTATGCTAATAGGAATTACGGGTTTTATAGGCAGTGGCAAAGATACAGTAGCCAATATGTTTGTAGAACGCGGGTGTTCCCATGATAGTTTTGCTTCTCCAGTTAAAGATGTATGTGCTAGTATATTTGGCTGGCCTAGAGACATGCTTGAAGGCGATACTGTTGAAAGCAGAGATTTCCGTGAAATACCAGATATGTTTTGGACTAAAAAATTAGGTGTACCTAATTTTACTCCAAGATTAGCATTACAGTTAATGGGTACAGAAGTAATGCGTAATCATTTTGCACCTGATATCTGGATTAATAGTTTAGAATACAGAATTAGAAAGCAAAGTAATAATGCACCTTGTACTGTAATTAGTGATGCAAGATTTAGAAATGAGTTAGACCTAATTAAAAGTATGGGTGGAGTAGTTATTTGGGTACAACGTGGAGAGTTACCTGAATGGTTTGAGGTAGCCAAAACTGCTCATGAAAATGTTGTAAACAGAAAAATCATGGAAACCAAGTACAGAGATGTTCATGAAAGTGAATGGAACTGGGCAGGATACCCTGTAGACTATATTATTGATAATAATGGTACTTTAGAAGATCTTTCTAAGCAAATAGACAGCATCAGAGACTGGAAAACAGGCAAATTTAAAGAACATCTTAAAATTGTATAATATTGCCTAATACGTCTTAATTTCCTTAAATACACAATAATCCTAAAAAAAGATAAATACATATAAGAAAATCTTAATATTAGGAGAGAAATATGGCAACATTAGTTTCACCTGGAGTTAGTGTAAGTGTATCAGACGAGAGTTTTTATTCCCCGGCTGGTGCAGGCTCAGTACCCCTTATAGTAATCGCAACGGCTCAAGATAAATCGAGTCCAGACGGTTCAGGTACTGCAGGTTACACATCTCTAGCAAAAGCAGACAAACTCTACAAAATTTCAAGTCAGAGAGAACTATTACAACAGTATGGTAATCCTGTATTTAAAACAAGTGGAGGAACTCAGTTACATGGTAACGAGCAAAATGAATATGGACTACTTGCGGCTTATAGTTTTCTTGGTGTAGCCAATAGTGCATACGTTTTGAGAGCAAATATAGATTTAAATGCCTTAACGGCTAGTGCAAATGCACCTACAACTGCTCCAGCAGACGGATCATATTGGTTAGATACTGCAAGTACAGTAATTGGACTTAAAAAATACGACGGTTCTAGTTATGTTAGACAAACAGTAAAAGTTCCAGCAAGTACAGATTTAGCATCTGACGGTACACCAAAAACAGGTTATGGACAAAACGGCGATTATGCTGTTGTCTATTTCGATGTTTCAGGAAACACATTAGCAACATTTAAAGTTTATCAAAAAACAACAGCAAATAATTGGGACCTTATAGGTAGTTCAGGATGGACAACAAGAACATCTTCAGCAGATTTCCAAATAGGTACCAATGCAGATTTACCAGCAACAAGAAATGGTGGTGGTGCTTTACAATCAGGAGATTTATTCTTACAATTAAATTCACTAAGTAATGGATCAGACTTTTCACTAAAACTGTATAACAGTTCAACAGCACAATTTACAGCACAAACTGTAGAATCAGGTGTGTTAATGGCATCAGCATTTTCACCTGCTAGACACGGTGCTAATCCTGTACTTGGAGACATTTATTTTGATGTTTCTGGAGAAGGGGCAAATGAGCAAGATGGTACAGCAAGTATTACACCAAAACGTCATAATGGCGGATCAAGTGTTACAGCATTAGGAAATGCAGTAGTTAGTGATACAGCAGTAGCAGTTGCACCACATAGTGGTAAAATTAGTGTCTCATTAAGAATCAATAGCGGTTCAAATGTAGATGTTACATTTTCTACAGACGGTGATGCAGACGGTAATGCAAGTGTTGATGACATGGTACAAGATATAAATGCGGCCTTAACCGCTTCTAACTCGTCATTAACTTTTGCAAATACAGTTGTTGCTTCTAACAATGCAGGTAAAATTCAATTAGTTAATAGTGCAGGTACAGATATACTTGTTATAGACGGTAATGTATCTGGATTTACAGCGGCCAATCTTGCTTTAGATAGTTCAGCACCTTATAGTAACTTTGAAAAATTAAGTTTTACTTCAAGTGCAAATGCTATTACAGGCAGTTTAGCAGACGGAACATTATGGTATAACAGTACTATAAGCACTGAAAACGTTGATATTTTATATAACCATCCTACAACAGGTTGGGAACCTTACAACAAGGACGTACAAGTTAAAGGTTCAGCACCAACTTTACAATCAGATGGCGTAAGTTCTTTAGTAGACGGCGACATTTGGGTAGATGGTAGTGATCTAGAAAATTATCCTAGAATTTACAAAAGAGCCTCTAGTGCTTGGGTACTATTAGACAATGCTGATCAGCATAGTCCAGATGGTATTGTGTTTGCAGATTTTAGAAATTCAAGTTCTAGTAACACTTTAATATCTGCCGCACCGGCATCAACAAGTTTTCCAGCAAATATTTTAGGTTGGAACAAATTGTTAAGTTCAGGTAATGTTAAAAAATATAATACAACAACAGGTTTATGGGAAGATGAGAGCGGTCAAAAATCAGATGGCTCACCATTTATGCTTAGAAAAGCACAAAGACGTGTTATTGTAAATGCATTAGCATCAGTTATTTCAAGTAATCAAGATATTAGAAATGAAACAAATCGTTTTAATATTATGGCAGTACCAGGATATCCTGAACTAGCAGATGAAATGATAACTGTAGGTACAGATAGAAAAAATACTGTATTTAGTGTTATAGATGCTCCATTTAGATTGGCTCCAGATGCCACAAGTACAAAAAATTGGGCAACAAATAGCAACAATGCAGGTGAGAACGGTGAAGACGGATTAGTGACAAGTGATTCATATGCGGCTGTTTACTACCCACATGGTTTGACTACAAACCTAGATGGTACTAGTGTAATGGTTCCAGCATCACATATGGCACTAAGAACGTTAGCATTTAACGACCAAGTGGCTTTCCCTTGGTTTGCTCCAGCAGGGTTCCAAAGAGGACTTGTTAATAATGCAACATCAGTTGGTTACCTAAATGAAACAACTAGCGAATTTGAACCAGTAGCATTAAGTGAAGGACAAAGAGATAGTTTATATTCCAACAAAGTTAATCCAATTGGAAACTTCCCTGGAAGAGGACTAGCAGTATTTGGACAGAAAACACTTAATCCTGTATCAAGTGCATTGGATAGAATTAACGTTGCAAGACTAGTAGTTTACCTACGTGAACAATTAGACGACGCAGTGAAACCATTCTTGTTTGAACCAAACGACGAAGTAACAAGAGCAAACGCAAAAACAGTAGTTGATAGACTACTTGGCGAACTTGTTGCACAGAGAGGATTGTTTGACTTTATTACAGTTTGTGATACTACAAACAATACACCAGCAAGAATTGATAGAAATGAATTACACATTGACATAGCGATACAGCCTGTCAAAGCAGTTGAGTTCATTTACATACCTATCAGAATCCAAAACACATTGGGTCAAACTGGTTAAACAGTAATTTAACTACATAGAAGGGCGGTATTTCCGCCCTTTTTTGTGAAATAATTAAAACATATTATATTGATTTTTGGCCAGATCAGATAAATATTCGTATATTAAAGTTGAACTTTAATTAATTAAGTTCTAGGAGAACAACATGGCAGTAGATAGTGCAACAACAGAAACTAAAAGTAAATTTGGTGTACCCTTAACCGGTAATACTGGTTCTGGTGTACTTATGCCAAAACTTAAATATAGGTTCCGTGTGAGTTTGCTTAACAACTTTGGTGGAAGTAATGAAACTAAAGTACTTACTCAAAATGTGCAAAACGTAAGTAGACCAAAAATTAGTTACGAAGAGCAAATTATTGATAGTTACAACTCCAGAATCTATGTTCAAGGAAAACATGCATGGGAACAAATTACTCTTACTGTAAGGGATGATATACAAAACCAAGTAACAAAACTTGTTGGTGCCCAAGTCCAAAGACAATTGAACCATTTCCAACAATCAACTCCTGCTTCAGGTAGTGATTACAAATTCGATTGCCAAATCGAAGTTTTAGATGGTGTCAACGCAGGTGCATCGGAAGTTTGGTTCCTTGAAGGTTGTTTCTTAACAAACGTAGACTACAGTGACTCAGATTATTCAGCAAGTGATCCAGTACAGGTGATCATGCAGATCAGATACGATAACGCCGTACACTTTGAAGGTGATAACGATGTTAATGGTAGAACTGTAGGCGGAAACCCATTCCCAGAAACAGTAGACGTAGGCTCAACAATTTTAGGTTAATCTTAAGGTTTAGGAGTGCCTGATGCAGTTTCTTAAATTCGGAGGCGGGCGGAATTTCTATTTAAAGGACTTCCGCAACGCCTATCATTTTAGACCAGATGTCGCACCCCCGCGACAAAAGTTTGAGGGATATATCAATTTTGTACCTAACAGAGCATTGTTAGGAAAATTTCCTGACCTTAATGATAATATGAATTTACGAACCAGATTAAGTTCTCTCGTTAGAACTGCTCAATTACCTGAAGTGCAGATACAAACGCAAATAGTAAATGCATTTAATCAGAAAAGAATTGTTACAAGTGGCAGAGAATATGCACCAGTTAGTATATCATTATTTGATACTATTCAAAATGAATGGCTAGTAATGTTAATGAAATATTTCACATATAATTTTGCAGATTCGACCAGTAAACACGAAGACCCAATACCTGGACCAAAAACACCTAACGATCCAACTAAGTTTAGAACCAGAGACTTAGATCATCAAATGCTTTTGCAAAATGTACATAAGTACAATATGGAAAGTCCAGCAAAATTTGGGCAAGACAATAGTAAGAAAGGTTATGATGCAGATGCATTTGGATTTACTCAAAGGGAAACACCTTACTTCTTTGAAAGAATTGATATGATAATGTATCATGGTAATACAGGTGTTCAGTACAGTTTAGCAAATCCAATTATTACTAGTATAAATTTTGGTGATATAGACTATTCAGACAGTGGATTTAAAGATATAGAAATTCAAATAGCATATGAATATTTTACAGTACATGATCAATTAAATTTCAAATTAGGAGAACT